AGAATCAGAAAATTTAGGGCCTTCATTTGCAGAAATAGTTATTAAATCTAATACTTTGCCACCAATGTCTTTAGCCTTTTTGTAAGCACCTGTTATGGCATTTATGCCACCGGCAACGGCATTTAATGCATCTGCAAGTGTCTGCAAAGCGCTTGAAGTTTTATCACCATCGCCTTTTACACTGCTAAATAGTGATCCAAGTGCCGTTGTTAATGTCCTAATTGATGCGCCAAGACTATATGCACCGTTGCCATCCATTTGACCTGCAAGTTCACGCGCTCTTGTGCTTAATCCTTGCGGGTCCTCACCACTAAATCCTTTAGCGACCATATTGACTTGTTCTAACAAAGTTTTCATGGCTGGCAATAAACCAACACCAATATTTTCTTTAAGTTCGCCAAATCTTTCTTTAACGATGGCTAATTGGCCAGCATAAGTTTTAGTATTTTCTGCAGCTGCGCCACCAAATAATTTAGTTAATTCGGCTTGTACGAGATTGAAGTCTTTAGATTTCTTAATAGATTCATCTAATGGGATACCTAATTTGGTCAATGCACCAAAATTGCCGTCATAGGCTTTTCCAAGTGTCAAAGATACGGTTTCTAAATCTTTACCGGTCGCTGTAGAAATGTCCATAGCAAGATTAGTAAGTTCTTGTGCCTTGCCTAAATCACCTGTAGCACGTGCAAGATTTGCTAATGCCGGGCGAAGTTTTGTGTCAGCAATACCATAAGCCAATTGTTGCTTAGTTATGTATTCCTCGGTACTAGCAATAGTTGCGTCTGTTGCTTTGACTGTGGCTCTTAAAGCTTGTGCAAGTTTGTTTTGACTGGCTTCATCCTCAATGGCAGCCTTAACGCTATCCACACCGATTTTTATTGCCATCGCCCCGGCAGCTGCGCCAACTGCAATAAATGCAGTGGCCATAGCCTTTGAATACTTACCAACTTTTGAATTTAAGCCTTTAGTATCATTTTCGGCTTTATTCATTCCATCTGTAAATTTTGCAACATCAGCAAGGAGTGAAAGTTTGAGTGTACGTGTATCAGCCATTAACTTGTCCTTGCCCAATTATTTAAGACTTTTTGCACTGCATCATCCCAGCGTTTTCTGATTGTAGGTTGCATATCTTTTAGTGCAGGGAATATCCAATAGCCTTTATTACCTCTACCCTCACGATCAGATCGCTCTGGGAATCGGTATCCGCCATTAGGAAATGATGAAAGGCTTCCTTTTGCATTTCGCTCTCCACCAAATTCATTACCAAACAATAACTGGCCAGCATTAGCCCCGCCAGATGCGCGGCCTTTCGCACCACCAATGTAAACAGTTGGGATGCGATCTCTTGCCGGACGAATAGTTGCAGCAACAATGGCCGCTTGTTTAGGCATTAGCGCGCCATAAGATGAATAGATCATTCCTTGAGCAGTCCAACGGCTAATTGCAGCTACATCATCTTTTAATGCGCCTTTTGATTCTTTATCCATTAAATTCAAAACTTTAAGAAGCGCGTTATAGTCACCAAGGTCTGGTTTAATGGTGATGCTAGTTCTTGTTTCAGCCATTTCCATTCCTTTCTGCTATCAGCTCATATGCTGTTTCAATGTCTGTGAGCGACCATTCTTTCAAGTCACCTAATGCGATCCCCGTATTAACGGCCAGCGCAATTAAGTGTCGATTGATGCTGCCTCTGGGATGTCTTTTGGGTCATCGTTCACCACATCAAATGTTTCAAACTCATTCTTAACCCAACCCTCATGAGTCTTGTAATCTGTTTTTTCATCTGCTACAGCTGCTAAATACAGAATGTAGGTAATGACATCTAGACTGCCAAGACTCATCTTTTCCTGCGCTTGAGTTAATGTGTATCCCAGATCGCGTTCTAAGGTAATCCAAAGCCATGCTGGATCATCGCTCACTATGTAGTTATTGCCCTGTTGTGTAGTTACTTTGTATTTCATAAGGGTTGCCCTGTTCTATTCATTAAGTGCGTGTGATTGCGGAGGATGTGTCAATTACAAGTGAAACTGATGTAGTTAGTACATCTGTAGCTGCGCCGCCTTGTGGTGGAAACGCTGGAAATACTTTGCCAGCAATAGTGCTGGTTGCACCGGCAACGAATGAGAATGAAAGTGATGTGTCCGGGGCAGACTTAGCGGCATCCCATAATTGGGCGCATAGTCCTCCAGCAAGTCCCCAGTCAGCAAACATTTCGATGTCTAATGTTCCAGAGTAATCAACGGTCTTGTAAGCGCGACCCGCAAGAGTTTCTAATACCTGCTGGTTGTTGTCTAGGTTTAGTGTTACAGATGCGCCTTGATCTGCGTATGTCTTTGCACCGATCGTTAGTGTAAGCGACCGGCCAGTGATAGCGGTAGTAGCCATTTTATTTCCTTAACTTGTTGTGGTCGCCAGCTCGATGCTGACTTGACTTATTAACATGTCGGCGTTTCCGACCTGCGTGACTGTGGGTTGTGACCATGATCCAATAACTACTCCAGCGGGTAAGGCTGTAAGTGTTGCCAGCATCAAGGATTCTAAATTTGCTAACGCTGCCTGATTATCAGCTGCATTAACAATAGCCGTTAGATCAAAGCGCATGTTTACGCGCTTATTTGCGCCACCGATTACCTGTGGCTCTAAATACGGTGATCCCGGCACAAGCACTAATGCTGGCGGAGTAATATTTTCGGCTGGGTAAGCCAAAACTACTCGCCCGGCAGCTGCAAGGGATGAAGCAATAGCGTTGCGCTGGGTAACTAAATTAGCCATTAGCCAACCATCCCATCAGTATCCATCCATTTGCCGATAAGGCCTGAAACTCGAGTAAATAACGAACGGCCTAAACGATATGGGGCAGGGCTTTGAAAATCTACGCCAGATTGGCCTAATGTGCCTGTACGGGTAATCCAAATGTCAGCTGCAATTGCTAACGCTGCCTGACGTACTTCAGGGATTGTTGAGTAGTCAATGTATTGGGTTACGGCTACAGTTCCAACCGGGCGAATCCTATGATTTGGATAATCAGAGCCACTACCAGCATAGGACATTGTGTAGGCAGTAACGGCTGTCAAAACTTTTGATCCATTGAAATTAGTACCACTGTTGGATACAACCACTGTTTGCCCTACATAGCAGTCATGTGGGCGATCTGTGGTAATTGTGTTTACTAGGTTAGTACGCTCATGAGCGACTACTCCCCATTGATTTTTAGTCAGCAAAGACAAAAGAATGTTTTCAGCTGAATCGGCAACCTCTTGCACAATTGAGTCAGCGTAGATGTCACCAATACCAAGTACGGCTTTTAGCTCGCTTAGTGTAATTAGTGCCATCATGACTCCTTAAAAAATTGGTAAGTGTGTGGGGGGCACAGGGCCGCACCCCCCACACTTCTAACTAACTTTGACCTTAGGTCAAGTTAAAGCGACGTACGCCACCGGCAACCAAAACTCCTGTTGCCATAAATCCATTTACGGATGTCTCGATTTCTCCCGAGGTGACCACGTTAGTTGAAAGCGTTAAAATCGGGCTTTCGTAGATTGCAACAGATGATGGAACAACAATAAATGCTGATTCATCGATGGTTGTTGCAACAGCATTTGGATCAACGTAAAGGTCAAGACCAAGCACGTTGCCACGAAGTGAAGTTGGTGAGGATACACCAGCTGCGTTTTGTGGGTTGTATGCATTGTAGATTGGTCGGCCACCTGAATCTTTAGCACCAAGCAACAACGACCACTGGGAAGTACCAGCGATGTATGCAGTTGCAAGTTCGCCAGTCGCTAGGTAAGCGGCTGGAGCTTCTGTTGATACGAATGAGATGATGCCATCAGATGATGCAGCAGTTGTTGATGCCTGAGTTCCACCTGAAGTTAATGCAGCGATAACGGCTGAATCAGTTGCCTTGTTGTAGGCCCGGACCATGTTATCGTACATCGCCTGATAGAAGCTCGGATCGGATCTCTGCAAAATCTCAAGGCTGTAACGCTGCATGCCGCTGTATTTTTTAACAGACAGATTTACATAACTTGACACAATTCCAGTTTCGGATGGTGCGCCACCTTCGGCGGTTTCTGCAACTGTTCCAGCGGTAGTGATTTTTGGATGAGCGATTGTCATGCCAGATGCTGGAAGTGCGCGTGTACCGATTGCATCAATGGCTGGACGTGATCCGATTGTTGTATCAATAACCTGTGTGCTGTACTGGGTTGGTGAGAACGCAGGATTGGTTGAGAAACTGTCATCAGCAGCCATAACGTACTGTGCTGATTCATGGCTTCCCATTTTGGCCTTGATGCTATGTTCAAGGTAAGTCACCTGATTGGTGATTGGTGAACGTGGCTTGGTGT